AGCTATCTTCTGGAGCATGGCTATAATCTTCGGGTCAACCTGTAGGGCTTCCATCCTCTTGATGATTGGCCCTAGCATACCCATCTCCATGCGGTTAATAACTTCCGCACGATTAGGCCAGTCGATTCTCTCGAGCAACTCACGGATGTCAATGGCACCTTCTTTGTGTAGCTCCTTGGCCTCTTCTCGCTGCTGCAACCTAGACGTAGGCATGGTAGAACCAGCAATGATCTGCAACTGTACCGGGAAGATCATCTCTTTACCGACAAACGTACCAGACTCTTTAGTACCAGCCTGTGCATCGACAAAGAAGATACGCTCCTCAGTGTACCAGTTCTGTGCATGTGACAGCCACATACGACCACGTTCACGGAGCATCTTACCATAACTCCTGATCTTACCACGGAGCATGGTGTGCATTGACTCAATGATGGTAGCAACTGTCTTGAAGGCCATCCTACCCTTAGCGATACTTGGGTCGGTCATGTCAAAGATACCAGCAATCTTGTCAAACATCTCACGGTAGATGGTTAAGATTAACTCGATATCTCTTTGATGTGGAGGCGGAGCCATGTGCTTGATGGCCTGGGCTACAATATGATCTTTCGGGTTGATCACCTGTGCAGGTGCATTAGTGAATGCACTGTTTGGTACTTGTGCGTTACGAGGGTTGATCACAGGTGATCTTACTGCCTTGTCCTTTACGATATTCAACTGACTGAGGCATTTGTCTACCTCAAAGTTGAGCGTCTCAAGCTGCTCTATGGAGCTAAAGCCCCACGGAGAGACGATGTCTTTGTTTGACTGCGCTATTGAGAACGGGAACATTGACCACAGGTAAGTCTGGCTTGCCAGGTGAATGGGCAGTGTGGGGTTGATCGAGGGGTTGGGCCTATCACTAAGCACAACGTCACCACCGTTACATACTGTGATGCAACGAATATGCCCGGGGTACTTGGGTAGCTCCTCAGTAACCTGAGGGATAGCAACGTGTTCCCCTCTAGCTTCATCCAGGCTCGAGCTAGATTCCTTTACCACCGTAGTCTTTGTACTGTAGTCCTTAACCCAAAACTCAAGGATAAGAACGTCGTCCTGACCACCCATGATCTTACCCAAAGCATCTACGTTGCCTGTAAACGTAGCGTGATCTACGCCCCAATCTCCAAACTCCTTAACTCCCTTCGGGCTTGAAGTGGTACCACCGTGTATCTCTCTCCTGCCCTCTCCAAGGTCTTTCTTCCAGTCAGAGTCTGACTTGATATACTCCTCCATGGAGGGCCACATACGCCTAGCCTGGTTGACAGGCACAGTGTAGAAGTGTAGGGCTGCTTCCCATCTCTTGGGACGCTTCTCGTTCAGGGGCCAGAAGCCAAAGTTGTACGGGTCGATCGTAATGGTGTCTACCTCTCCTATGCCATTCTTGAGGCTTGGGTTGAAGACAACCTTCTCTACAACACAACCGTTAATCTCTGCCATCTCGACTGAGTCTGAGAACACATCCTGCTGTTCCTCTTCGTTCCACCAGTACCTGGCTGCTTTATGTAGGATGCTAGCCATCTTATCGTCTTCGGCAGCTATGTCAAAAGTCGGGTTGTTGTCTGTTAGGAGGTTGACAGTTCTAGTAACGTAGTTCCATATTAAGTTAACAGTGGAGAGTTTTGCAGCACCCTGACTCTTCCAATGTCTTGCTCGATACAGTTCGTAATTACGGAACCACTTCTGAGGGAGCTTCTTCTTATCCTTGTCTCGTATTACCTCTGCCAAGGTATTGAAACAATAGAACCCCACGTTCTCGTGTCCCGCAGGAGGTATGATACTGGTGGTAAGCATCTTAACCTCAGGCTCAAGCTGCTCCTTCTCCTTCAAGGAGACGGCAGACCCCTCTCTCGCCACTGCCTTTTTTATCACAGGAAGTTTTTCAGCCATTATTCAGTTTCCTTTTTAAGCTGTGCCACATGTACTTTGTAGCAGTTGAGGCCATCTGAGTACTTGTTTCTCCCCCTCACCCTACCACCACAACCACATGGGCATTCACCAGAACTCTTTGTAACCTGGTAAAATTCATTTCGATCAGTGAGGAAAGCATCTGTGTCGTCAGGCTTACCCTCGCTGACATTTACGAATAGGTGCATATCACCGTCTATAGCGTGAGGGCATATGAAGTCTTGTGGGCCTTCTGTTGGCATTGGTAAAGCCCAAGCCTCAGTTCCAACATGATGCTGTATCATGCTCCCACGGAGTGGTAAGTCCGTGAACCTGGGAACGAACTTGCCCACACGATCCCTGCAGTGTACGCAGACTATGTTTATCTCGTCCGTCCTGTCCTCTTCTTTCTGTAGGTTGAAACTGTCAATCTCTGTCTTTAAATAAATTTTCTTTGCCATTGGTTACTCCTACTCTGAGTGTCTACCAAGATCAATGAGGTCAAGCTCGAATGCATTCTCATGACCGCCCTCGTCGGGAGCCTTCCTTGCCTTCTCGTAGTACTCGTCAGTTCCCGGTACGTCTTCCAGCGGGGTGATATGTTCCTTCTTGAACATTGACGTAATACCACCACCAGCCTGGAGTCTGCCGATCACTAGCCCTAGACAGAACAGTCCAGACCCTACAATTAATCCAAGACTAAAAGCGTACATCAAATGCGTTAGTTCCATACCATACCATCCTCTCGTTCAGTGTCTTCCGTTATTGGGTATTCCTGCATCTTGTAAAACTCATTGGCAAACCTCTCGTATATGGGGTCAATCTCCGTGGGGGCTGGCCCCTCGAGAGTGTCACTCCATACCTGAGTAGCTGTCTTCCCAGGAGTCCCTACAAGTGTAGGATTATATTCAGCAAAGGCCAACATCAGTGCGTCTGCGAGGTCAGGGGATTTAATCTTCTCTCTCCGCATCTTCTCTTTAGACCAGATTTGTACCTTTCCCGTAGGGTTGTACTCATACCTGATTGAACATACTTGCTCGATGAACTTGATCTTGTCGGTCTGTGAAAGCTGCTCATTGAGAGGTTTCAGTGAGATACTGCCATCCTCAAAGCGTGTGCGTAGGCTCCAGAAATACTCAGCCCTTTGGTTAGTAAACTTCTCCTTGTCTATTGCAGCCTTACTAACGTCTACCCCGGTTACGTTCTCCCCTCGCTGGAAACACCGATCGACAACACCAGCACCTATACCGATCTCGTCAACCTTGATGTCCTGCGCCCTCATTTTAGTACACAACTTAATTATGTCCTCAGCAGTTTTCATTGTATCCTGCTTCGTATACTGCAGTATGCCGACAACTGTTGCGTGACGAACAAGCACAAACACCGTCTTATTATCACCATACCTGGCAACATCAACACCCGCGGCATCGAACTGCTGTCTTCCAAGTCTCTTCTTATAGGATATCTCCCTGTCAAACGCAGCCATTACCCAGTCTTTAGGTATCAGGATGAAGTCGGACTCGATGGGGAATCTACCCTGAACCCTAACCCTGAACACATCAGAGTCTCTACCAAACTCAACATCGATCTCACGAACGTACCGCTCACTAACACGGGGTGAATCCTCACCATCAAAGGTAAGGCAGTGCCATGGGTCACCAGACCACAGGGTATGTGAGTTGTAGAAAAACCCAGTAGTCCTAGTGGGGTTAGAGGTCATAACGCAACGGTTATCCTCTTCGGTCAACGCACCACGAACGACCGTAAACACTTCCTCAGCTACACCAGAAGCCTCGTCGATTATGAATAGAAGGTTCTCACTGTGAAAGCCCTGTAGTGCCTCTGGCTTCTCAGACCGTGCAGTCCTAGCGACAGCGAACCATGTCTTGTCGTAGTCCACATGGTACATTCGGTCACTGGTAATCATGAACTTGTTCTTAAAGAAGTCGTCCATCTTGTTGTGCCATATTGATAGCTCAGCCCACAGCACATTCTTCAACTGCGCCTCAGTAGGGGCAGTACACGGTATCCTGGCATCCATCCTAGTGTAGTTCCACCACAGAATGGCCCATGCTAAGAAGGTAGTCTTACCAGTACCGTGACCAGATTTGATAGAAACGTGTGTACCGTTCGCCAGAGCTTCAAGAGCTTCGATCTGTTGCTCTGTAGGCTCTGCCCCTATTATGTCCCTCACGAAGCCAATAGGGTTATCCTTGTACGGGTTTAGCTTCCACCAGTAGTACTTCATCGGCTGCTGGCGTTTCATCTCCTCTTCGATCAACGCCAACTCGACTTTGTCCACCTTCTCTGATTGCTGTCGCTCTTTGTTCAAGGTACTCAAAAGGCACATCCGTTATCGTAGCCATGAGAATGTTGACATTCTCGTTATAGTTTATGTTCCCCTCAAAGCTCTGCTTCTTAACCTCAGTTAGGTTCAGTATCTCAGTAGCAAGCCTGTTGGCCCTGGTTACATCATTTAGCTCAAGGGCTTCCACGAGGGTAGCCTTCTTGATACTCCATGCTGCTGAGTTCAGCACCTTACGCAACTGGGCAGGAGACTTTGCGGTACATACCAGTTCTAGGACTTCACCTAGAATTTGTTTTACTCGTATCTTCTCTGTCATTACCCACTCCGTTTGTCCACCGTCTTTGCGCTGTTTCTTGAATGCCTTGGTATACCTAGCCACGGAAGAATATCTTGTGAGTGTAGGGGCCACCAGCCTGGGTTTCACTAAAGGTAAGCTGCAGGAACCAGGTTGACGGGATACACCTGACAAAGTCAGAGATATCAATCATGCCCGGGTCAGAGGCTGAGGCACAGATAATCAGGTCTGCACCGTCGGCAGGGTCAAGAACCGGGAAGAAGGTGCCACCAGTGGTTTCGCATACCTGTAAGCCCACGTTACATGCGTCGATGTCAAGTAACCAGACCCCAATAAACACCGACCACTTGGGAATCTGAAACGATCCACCCACAGTGCCGTTGTCCAGTGTGATGTTATCGATAATTTGCTCTACAAATTCGTGTGCCATAGTTTCCTCCAGGTTAAGTTGTTATCTGTTTTTATGTCTCCAAGCCGATCTAGTTGTAAACTCTCTCTGACCTGACGGCTTAACTGTGGGGGTAACCACATCGAACGCAAGAAACCCTGCTGGCTGAGTGCCTGCAAAGGCAGTCGCACCAAAGTTTGCTGTAACCTGCTGTAGGTCTGCGTCCTTAAACCCGCTCCACGCAGGGAACATCGGGCCTAAGCCATTCATGTCAGCATACGCCTCACCACTGCCAGCAGCGGGGTCACCACTGTCCTGCCAAACGTCGTCCAGAGAAAACCAAATCAACCCGGCATCTAAATCAAGAGCTATCCCTATTACCGCAGCATCAGTGTAGGCACCACCAAAACCAACCTTAGAGTCTCCGTGACCCTTCTCGCCATCGTTGACGTAACACCACCCGTAGGGTTCTGCAGCCAGTGCCTCTTCAAAGTCATGCGCTGCTAGGGCCACACCTACCTGACATCCTGACGAGTGTCCACCCTCGTCGTCAATGGTGACTTCCCAATACCACTTACCAAATTGCTTACCACCACCTGCTAGACCAGTACCCCAAAAGGTTCCTGTCCCGTTGTTGGCTGAGACAAGGTTGCTACCTGACAGGGTTATGTCACCACTTTTATGTGTAGGACTCCAGGTCACTCCCATTATCTCCCCCTTCTTCGCATTGTCTCCCGCACCCATGTATATGCAGCACGGAGTCTACCTGTTCTTGATATGATCATGTCTACCAGCTTGTGTCTCACCACACTCATGCCGTAGTACCACTTGGGGGCCACAGCCCCGGTTACCTTCGCACCAGCCCGTACAGGGTCATAGTGCTTACTGGTTAGCATCTTCACAAGACCGTAAGTCCAGTGTACCCCCAAGGCATCTACCTCAGTTGGCATAGAGTTCTGTAAGACAGATTGACCGTAACCCCA